GTTATCTCAGGCTCAGTTTCCAGCCGCATATATACAAACAGGGGACGAAACTAGAGATATGTTATCACTAGGAGATGTTGGAACAGGTAAAAGACAAGGAACAATAGACTTTTTGATAGTTGGTTTTGTAAAAGGAACAGACTCAAATATTGATACTCTTCGCAATCAACTTATAGAAGTTGTAGAAGAAACTTTAGATAATGACATTACAAGAAATGGTAATGCTTTACATACTCAGATTGTTGAGGCTAGTTCTGATGAGGGTATATTATTTCCTTATGGTGGAGTGAGAATTGTGGTAAGAGTTTTATATGAATTTGTTAGGGGGACTTCATAATGGCTAAAAGAATAAAAATATACTTTCCTGATGGAGAGAACCAAGTAGAGATATATGAAGATCAATTAGATAAATTTCTTGCAAAAGGTTTCAAGAAAGATAAAAAAGAAGATAGACCTCTTTTGAAAAATGATTTAGAAGAAGAGGAAACAAACATAATAGAGGAGTAAAATATGGCAACTCAAGTAGGAACAAGTGGGGTTGTAAAATCAGGTTCTAATGCGATTGGAGAAATCACAGCATTTACTCTCAATCAAACTATGGACACAGTAGAAGATACAGCTTTAACAGACTCAAACAAATCCTATAAAGTGTTAAGAGGAGACGCAACTGCAACTGTAGAATGTCATTTTGATAATGACGATACTGCTCAAGAACTTCTTGTAGTAGGTAACACAGCAACTTTAGAATTATATCCTGAGGGTGCTGATAGTTCTGATGAGTATTTCACAGGAACAGCTATTGTAACAGGTAATGATGTTTCAGTATCAATGGACGGAATTACAAGCAGAACTTTCTCTTTCCAATTTACAGGTGGAGTAAGCACAGCAACAGTATAATAATTTGTGGTAGAAAAAATAGATTTTTTTGAGGGAGTCAAATCTCATTTTGAGTCTCTTGAAGTTAAAATAATTGAAGTTCCTGAATGGGGTCTTGAGGGCGATAAAGCAATTTATGTCAGCCCTTTTACCATGAATGAAAAAGCAAAATTATTTAAAGGCTCTAATGACTCAGACCTTAGTGTTTTGGTTGATGTTATAATACAAAAAGCTGAAACAAAAAATGGAGATAAAATGTTTGATTTATCTCATAAGCCTAAGTTTAAAATGAAAGCTGATACTGATGTTATTTCTAGAGTAGCAACAGCTATCATTACGCAAGACAGTATTTCTGACTTTAAAAAAAAATAAATTCTGACCCTGAATTATATAATATTTTAGCATTAGCAGAGAAGCTACATATGTCAGTAAGAGACATATTGCAAATGCCTGTTACAGAGTTTAATATGTGGTTAGCTTATTTTCAGTTACAATATGAAAAAGCTGAACAACAACAAAGGCTAAATAAAAGATAATGGCTACAAAAAAAGTTAATATTGACATTATTGCTAAGGATAAGTCCAAAAGAGCATTAAACAATGTAAGAGGTAGCTTAGATAAATTAAAATCATCAGTATTTAATGTTCGTAATGCTTTAGCAGGTCTTGGTGCTGGTTTAGTAATAAGAAATTTAGTAAATACAGGAAAAGAAATTGAGGGTCTTAAAGTAAGACTTAAATTTTTATTTGGAAGTGTAGAAGAGGGTGCAAAAGCCTTTGATAAAATGGCTGAATTTGCATCTAGAGTTCCTTTTAGTTTACAAGAAATTCAAGCTGGTTCAGGTAATTTAGCGGTTGTTGCTAAAGATGCTGATGAACTTGCTCATCTTATGGAAATAGCTGGTAATGTAGCGGCCGCTACAGGATTAGACTTTCAAACAACAGCAGAACAAATACAAAGATCATTTAGTGCTGGTATAGGTGCGGCTGATTTATTTAGAGATAGAGGTGTTAGAGCCATGCTTGGTTTCCAAGCTGGTGCAACTGTATCAATAGAAGAAACAAAAGAAGCATTTAATAAAGTATTTGGTGCTGGTGGAGAATTTGGTGGAACTACTGATGCTTTAGCACAAACACTTGAGGGAACTCTCTCAATGATTGGCGATAAAATATTTAATTTCAAAAAAGAATTACTTGATGCTGGTTTTTTTGCAGAATTAAAAAGACAGTTTGGAGATTTAGATAAATTTTTACAAGACAATGCTGAAAGTTTAGATGAATTAGCAAGAAATATTGGAACAGGTTTAGCAAAAGCAGTAGTTGCGTTATCTGAGGGAGTTAAAATACTTGCAGAAAATTTTAGTCAGTTAAAAGCATTTGTTGGTGGTTTTATTGCTTTCAAATTAGCAAGTGTTATTATTACAATTACTAAAGCAGTAAGAAATTTAAGATTACAAACTATTGGATTGGTAGCATTGACAGGCCCAAGAGGATTAGCATTAATTGCTGGTGCATTTGTTGCTATGAAAATTGCGGCAAGTGATTTCATAGCTGAAGTCAAAAAAGCTGATACTGCTTTAAAAGATTTAACAATGCAAGGTATCGTATCTCAAATAAGTGCTTTATCAGAACAAATTTCAATTCTTGAAAACAGAAATAAAGATTTAAAAAACAGTATTCAAGATGTTGCTGATGGTGGAGAGAAAATGGACGGACATTTTGATTTCCTAAATGACACTTTAGACATGACACCAGAAAAATTAACATTGATTCAAACAGAAATGGAACAGAACAAAAGAATTATTTCTGAACTGAATGCTAAACTTGTTGAGTTAAATAAGTTGTTAGATATGGGCGGCAATCAATCAAAAAAAATTATAGATTTACCACACGCATTATTAGAACATGAAGCAACACCAGAAGAAGTTAATGAAAGAACAAAAAAAGAAAAAGAAAAAGCACAAAAAATTAAAGATATTTTAGAACAGAATAGAATTGATAGTGTTAAAATATTTCATGAGACCCAACGCAAAAACGAAGAAATCAATATAAAAGCACAAATTGCACGAATAAAAAGAGAACAAGAAGAAATAGAAGCAGAAAAAGAAAAAGCTAAAGAAATAGAAAAAATACTTCTTCAAAATAAATTAGATGGAATGATAATACATCAAGAGATGTTAGAAGAAAAACTTAGATTAAATAATATTGAAGTAGAAGCTGAACAAGAAAAACAAAGAAAACTAATTGCTCTTCAAAAAGAGGGCAAAGAAAGTATGTTAAGTAATACAAGAGACTCTTTAAGAGCATTGAGTGGTTTAAATAGAACAGGTTTTGAAGCATTTAAAAGATTTCAAATTGCTGAGGCTACAATTAATGCGATAAGTGGTGCGGCTACTGCATTTAAAACATTTGCTGGTAATCCTTTTATGGCTACATTTGTTGCGGCTAGTCATTTAGCAAAAGGTATGGCTATGGTTGCAAAAATAAAAGCTACTAATTTTAGAGAAAAAGGTGGCCCTGTATCTCAAGGTAAACCATTTATTGTTGGGGAAAAAGGCCCTGAGCTTTTTGTTCCAAATCAATCAGGAAATATTGTTGCTAATAATAAAATGGGTGGTAGTCCTGTTGCTGTTACATTTAATATCAATACAGTTGATGCTAGAGGATTTAATGAATTATTAACTAATAGTAGAGGGACTATTGTTAGTTTGATAAATAGTGCTGTTAATGAAACAGGGAGACAAGCAGTAGTATGAGTGGTGCATTACCTGATGTTGATTTTCAAGCTGTTAATTTTCAAAGTGAACAAAGAACTTTGCGTAGTACAACCGATAGTGGCAAAACTTTTCGTAGGCAAATTGATGGTCAAAGATGGACTTTTACTCTCAGCTATCCATTAAAAACTAG